TCAAGCTGATGTTATGCCCAGCCTGCGAACCCGACGAATGCACCCACATCTGGGTAATCATAGTATTCAGACTGGTTTCATCCCCGTCAAAATCTCGCGTACCCCCGAAAACGGATTGTTGAAGATTAAGCGCGGCAGCAGGATGCGGAGTATTGCCGCTTCCGGCACTGGTAACCGTTTGAGCAAACAGGGGCTGGGCATAGTGCCGATTATCCCCAAGTGACATGCCACCATGACAAATCACCTGCGGTGGACCCCATCTATAATCAGTCACACAACCGCTAGTAGTTGTGGCGGCAGGCCCATTCACTGGAATGCCATAATCTGTCGTATTTCCCATGCCCCAGGGCTGTGCTTCCGTCTGCGCATAGTTCGCGGGAGCCAGAATGGAACAGGCAACCGACGGAGCGGCGAGGCACGCCAGAAACGAGTTGGCAATGCCGTTGTTCCCCGTTCCTGCTGGGGTTTGCTGCTGCGCTGCGTTGATCTGGCCGTTCGTAGTGCCAGCCACGACGGTGCCTGGGAATGTGCCATTGCCAGTGGACCCGCCCAGGGTAATAGACGGTGCGCCGGTGCCAACGCTTAAACCTCCTGGGAGCGTGTTTAATTGTGATGGTCCGCTACCAGTCTGTGCTCCGTTTGTCATCGCGTTCCAAGTTGTCGAGCCGCCTGGTCCGCATCCAGTGCCGTCTGCTTTGGCATAAAGTCCTGTGCAACTTCCGCTTGCCCCTCCAATAATTACTGGGTTCACTAGTCCGGATCCTAGAGGTCCAGAGAATAAGGCCTCACCGCCTGAATTATACATCGTTAATAACGGGGTACCGGAACCTATAATTATATTAGTAGCCTGGAAGTTACCCCCTGGTGTGGTTGACGTACCATTTGCAGGTAATGCAGCATTAGCGGTCGCTTGGGCGGCAGTTTCTGCGGTAATAGCTCTGGCGGTTTCACCTGAAAAAATAGTTCGTTCATCGGTTATCGATGTTATCACACTAGCATTTGTTAGAACAATCGCAACAGGAATATCGGTTACACCAAAATTCGTCGTTTTCACTGCGGGTACGCACGATGCCGAGGTATTAAGATAGATATAATTTAGGGATGAGGCAGTAAGTGTTAATGTCCCTCCGCTATATATAAATATTGACCCTTGGCAGTTAACAGTTCCAGCCGATATTTCTGCTTGCAATCCTGTGCCAGCGGTAACCCAATACCCGGGCGCAGTACCGTTAGAATATTTTGCATTAAGCGCAGAAATTGGAGCAATTTGAGTCGCTGGATTCTGCGCAAGGCTAAAGGGGCCTATACAGGCTAACATTATTGATAAAATTATTTTTCTCATGAAATCCTCAAATTAAGATTGTTTAGACTAGTTACGACAGAGATATTTTTTACTGTAGCCGCTGATATAAAAATTTCATATGGGTTGCAGACAATTTGCTCTAACGCACCATACGAAAGATTTCCTGCATTTGGAACTAGATGAACCGCATTAATAATATTGGTCATATTCGACAAAATATAGTTAGATAGTTGTGCCCAGAAAAATGTTTGGCCAAAATTAAAATTACCAATTGTAAAAAAATTATTTACAAGAGTAATAATTTGGCTTGCAATTTCGCCGGCACCCACTGCACTATTTGGGTTTGCTACGGCCACAAATGTTGCCTGAACCGAGGGGTCGGCTTTATCACCAAAAAGTGGAACAAACTGAGCCGAATTAAAAATTAATTCATCAGATACCATTTTGTAATTATTAAGATCATTAAAATCGTTTGATAGCGTCTCGGTTGTTGGTGGTGTTGGTAATGCTATTTGTCCCGTTTGATCTGTTATGTATTGTTGATATGCGGTAGCATAACTTGATTCGAGACAATACATATCTATAATGTTCGACGGACTAGGATCTATTCTACGATTATCAGACGCATTATGCTGATATTGAAATTTTAAATTTTGTCGTCCTACATAATACGAATATGTTAAAGTACTTCCTGGCTGATTAAGTGTTGTTTTAGTTGCTAAACTCCCAACCCTTGATATCTGATAAAATTGAAGAGTTGAGAGGCAAAAAATAATTGCTCCATTTGCATACGAGTATAAATTATTATTTATGTCCGTGGGTAAATTAACAACAACTACCTGATTAGCTCCAGAGCTTATTAATTTTGTAGTAGATTGCGAGTTATCGGTTACTAAAAATATAAAATTACTATCAGACACACAATCTTTAAAGAAAAAAGGGTCAGTGGGAATACCAGTATATGCTAGCCCTGCATATTGAATTTGCACCCTACTATTATCAATTAAACCATTAATTTCATCAACGACTGCGTAAACATCTACTGATATATCGTTCGGTAATCCGAGGTTAACGGCAACGCCGGGCGCACTGTTAGTTTCTAAGATTATTATCTGATCGGTTAGTGTAGACGCGTTGGTTGGATCGTATACCTTAGCATTAGGATCAAAATAAAAGGTTGTTTGCTGTTCAGATCCAAAATAATAGGCATTTGATTGTTGATATACAGTAAAAGTTGTAGTACTCGTTGGTACGAACGCCAATAGCCAATCGTTTGTATTAATCGCCGCTGGACTCATCGGAGCAATAAACTGGGAACCATAAATTGCTGGGCTAAAATTTAATGGTAATGTGTTATCTAAACTCCATGAAAGAGTGTATGAATTATATGATAGAGCTACCGCATTTCCATTAGTTAAATAGGTGATTAATTTTTGAATTAAATTACTCGGTAATACGGGAATGTATAATGGTAAAATGCCGGTTAATAATGCCCCGGTAGGAATTTTTTGCGATAGTAAAATTGCTCCACTACCGTCAACATTTATCCCATTCATTGAGATCGAGTTTCCGATGCCAGCCGAATCAGCAGAAGTAATAGCCGCATAAATTATAGATTTCTGATTCAATAATTGGGAAGACGAAGTGATTAGATTATTGTTAATGTCAAAAAATTGACCAGTGGGAGCGGTAAATTGTAATAATGATCCAATTTTCAGAATTGATGAATGCGAGACGGGCGCGAAACGTCCATCGTTTATTGTAATTAGATTGCCGGTGGCAACATCACTTATCCATCCAGAGCTAGAAGTATTGTCAGTTAACACTAAATTCCAGGCGGTCGCTGCCGAGGGAATAGTGATTGGATAATTACTGGGATTAAGGACAAACGACAGCGTATTATTAGACGATATTAGCGAGGTTATCTGACTTTCTACAATTGTTGCTAAATTATTTTGATTTGCATAGGTATAATTATTTGTTATAACTGACGGATCTGTATATATAAAACCATCGTCACAAAAAACATTTGTGCTACTAAATTTTCCAGTTGGATCAATTACATCGAGATATCGACTTACTCCGCTAGCCGTCCTATTGATTGCTTTTAATTGTAAAATATTGCTATATTTTGTAAAGGGAAAAGAGTTATAATCTTGACCATTTACCATTCTATTTTGCGAGTAGAAACTTTGGGGTGCCTTTAATTTAATATTTGCTAACGATTCGGTACCCGCACTATTACCTACGGTGTATTGTAAACTCGCATTGATTGTTAATAGCTGTGTACGATTTGTCTTACTCGTATAGTTAATAGGAAAAGATAAATTGGACATTTCTGAAGGATTAATTCTATATGTTAGCCCATTAGATGAACGAGTAAAGCATATAAAATTACCTTGAGGAATTGCTCCAAAAACACCGTCACCGAAGATTAAAGTAATAGCATCGTTGATTTGATTAGTTACAGAAAAAATTGTTTGCTGCTGCGATGGAAGATTATTGAAAGCTGTATTTTCTCCGTAAATTGTTTGTACCTGAGTCCATTCTGTAATTGTTCCGTCTGTATTAAGTTGATATAGCCATACATCCGAGTTATTAACGCCGGTTTGGGATAAATTGATAGATGTATTAGGTAACCCAGATGCAATACTAAAAGTTTGCGACGACAATGTTCCCTGTTTAAAATAGAGAAAATACCCCGTATTTTGGCTAGCAAATCCTAGTCCATCATTTTCATAAAGAAGATTAAAAGTAGAAGTGTGTTCGGGGTCGATTTCATATATAAATGTTTCGCCAACAGAAGTAGGGTTAACTATTTCAAAATTTGTACTTGAACTATTAATAGATGCTGTGAATGCATATGGCGGCGCCTGTCCTGCCGACGAAGACAAGCCGTATTCTGAATAATTAATTCCATTAATTACATTTGTATTACCAGGATTGCCAATGGTTTGAGAACTAATTAAAACTGCATTGATAATAGTATTCCACTGATCTTGCCAGTTTCTATTAGTGCGATCATTCCAATTAATTGTTATTCCATTAAGATTATTTCCTAGCGAATCATATACATTATCGTTAACAGAAAGACTATTTATTTTTAGATAGCCATTTGCAGCTAAATTTCGACTCGGAATATAATTAACAAGATTAGCCAGATAATTAATAGAATTTCTACTTTGCGCAGTAGGAAGAAAGTTTTCTCTCGCATTCATATCATAACGAAAGGACATACTTTGTCCCATAAATGCAATTAGATCAATTAATGCCGTGAACTCGCTGCTTTCAATATAATCATTGAAATTTTCTGGATTTTTTAGTTGCAAATAATTTATGAACGATTTTCGTAGTGTGGAAAAATCGTACGACGCGAGATTCGGGCTGCCCATAGAAGTATAGAAAGCCTGCCAATCTTGAATGCCAAAAGCCGTTGTTGCTTGCAGTGATGTTCCCATATGATTATTTATGCTCTAGATACAAGACGGTTAATTCATTAATGAATTCGCGGCTGACAGGATGGGTTAGAAATCACTAGACAGTTCAGAATTGAAGTTCACTATTAGTTGATCCGTTTCATTTGTGTTAACATATTGAATAATTACTGTTACTGTAATTGTATGTTGTCCCTGAGTAAGATCGAGACTTACTAATGTTATTCTAGGATCGTTATTAATGATTGAACTAATGTTAGCACTAATGTCATCTAAATCGGTCTGTGTTATATTATCGAATAATTTATCCCAAATTATGCATCCGAAATTAGGTTGCATAAGACGTTGCCCACGCCGAGTTTTTAACGCATTCAATAAATCCTGCTGAATAAGTTTCCTATCGGTAAGAACAAATTTCTTTTGAGCATCTGACGATACCGTTGAAAAGCCTGAATATATTGACATAGTTTACCCTTACATTGTTGGCTTGCTAGCGGCAATCATTTGCGCTAATTGGGTTTTAGAATAAGACACGCCAGGTTGATTGGGTGATTGGGGATTATTAAGTGTTACGTTTCCGGTTTGATTATCCATGCCTGTTATTTTAAAATTGGTCGGCTGGTTTGTGGGCCCCGATGGCAATTGGATTGTAGATCCTCGAGTTGATAATTGCTGGGAAATTGCGGGATCAATTGGTTTTACCGCTTGAGAATTTGTGTTTATATTTGCAGAATTTGCCACGCCTGGGGTAGCTGTCTTTATATTGTTTTTAAGTCCAGATTGATTAACCGACGGTGCTAACCCTGGTATTGACGGTAAATCTTCAAATAATTCTATTATTCTCATTTATATCACCTTATTTGTATTTATACTCATCCCAATACAGCTTTGATTCCGGATAGCGCCCCGGCGTAAATTGGAGTAGATGCTTTTTGGGGCGTGGCGGCATTACTCGGTGCAGTTGGTGATGAAACAGATACGGGTGTAGCCGCTGATATGAGGTTAATCTCGTGACTGTCATCAAACCGAATACATTGTAATTCTTGGGTGAAAACACCGTTGGCTATCTTGTTAGTTATTTCTAAAACTCGATAGTAACCGCTAAAAACATTACGATGATATACAACATTATTACTTTTATCTGGTGGGGTAATTAATCCACTTGAAAGATCTATATCCCTGGGAATTAGGAAATTGAGATTCATGTAAATTTCTCCACTATTGAACATAATTCCTCCAGGTGCTCCGCTCGCTTCTGTTATATATGGTACTAAGGTTGAATTTGCTGATGGATTTAGAAATAGTCCATCTTGCTTAATATAATCAGGGTCACCGTTAACAGTTAATCTAACCGATAACATTTCTGCGGGAGCATAAATTGTCGCAGCGACATCTGCCGCTGTAGTTCTTTCGGGAGTTTGCTCGGCCGTTATATTAGTTGATTTGATACTACTTGGTGCTGCCGATAGAACTCTAGAGGCGTTTACTGCTGTACCTTTTTGAGCTATTACATATGTTGAATTAGATGCGGTTGGTTGATCTGCCGGAGTCGATGATCCTGTTCCTTGCTGCTTAGTACTCTTATTAGCAACTTGGGTATATGTTAAAAAAGCAGTTTTGAATTCCATATCAAAGTTAAGAATTTCGGTATTTTTGCCGGTTAATATATAGTTATATTCTTTTAAAACTCGCAACGCCGGAGTCTGATTAGGTACTTCAAATATTTTTGCGTTATCGATTATATATGGTTTTACGATGTATCGATAATTAGCCGCGTATTTTCCACGTAAAAAATCATAACCAAGAATTGTTGTTTCGCTGCTAATCATGAACCATTGAAACGGTCCTTGTAATTGTTTAATCGCTTCCTTAATTCCGATATCTGTTGTCGGGTCGCCCGATACTAAATTTGCCATATTAATTATGTCGCTTATTTTTTTCTCGAATACTTTAATTTGATTGGTTATATACTCACTACTTATAATTAAAGTATTAATTGAATCAAGAATACTAGCGCCGACGCCAAATCGTACAATACTATGGCCAGATGAACTGCCATCAGGGTTAAAATATACCTGGTTAACCGCGGTTATTCCAGGCCCAATAGATGTTGTTGAAATTTCACCCGTTGTTACTGTTTGCCCATTAATATTAGCGGTAGTTGTTGCATTTTTAATTGCATGTGTTTGCCCAAGGTTATATGCATAATTATTTGCCATTACCTGTATCGGTGTTGCCCCAGATGTCATTTTTGCATCTTTAGGGGCAGACGTTGTATTTGTATATACAGGATTTACAAACAAACTTGCTCCAATATTAATATTTGATGAACTCGAGCTAAGTTCTGTACTTATCTGAGGTAAACATATAATTTCATAATTATCTGCTACTGTATATGTATTTGTATCTACATAATGTTTTTGATGCTGATTCAATGAATATGCTAATCCATCGCAGTAATTTTGCACTGTGCTGCTGTTAGAAATTTCAACCATCGAATCAATTCTTCCGGCTATTTCTGTATTTGATAATTCATTAATTGGAATTGCTGTAATTTTATAGGTTGCTCCGGTGGATCCCGCTTTAATTTCCATGTTGGCTAATACTATTGGAATATATTTAGTTGTTCCTGCAATAGTATTGAGTGAACCATCATCAAAAAATCCATTAAATGAGATTTTAAGTAAGTATGGTAGTTGACAATAGTTATACTCGTTTATAGATTGGCAAAAATCATAAAGATTTTCAATTAAGTCCATTCCATTTGGTTCTATTATATCGAAAGTTATATTTGTTGCATTTGACCCACGATTTTCTTGATTTTGGCCGGCTATAGTCTTCATATCAAGATTATCAATGCCTAAATCTGTAGGGAAATATGTTGATAATTTATTTGTACCCATTCCTCCTGATTGACAAATAGTTGTCCAATCTGACGGTACATACCGTTGTGCAGCCATCATTAATGCATGTAATTTTGGGGTAGTAACTTGTAATGTTATTAACGGGGTATAACTTGCATAAGAGTTAAGCAAATTGGGCCTAATAGAGCTGTTTGCAGTAGCAGACGTCGTGGATAATTGTTGATCATCTAAATTTTTGTCGGCTGCGCCTTGTGATCGGAATGATGCTAATTGATTTTGAGAATTATTAACTTGGGCTACCAACGCCGCAGGTGGGGTGTTAAGAGCAGAAACTTCGTTTGCTACCGCAGCTTTTTTCTTTGCAATAATCTCTTCTAAACTTAGTCCTTCATTTGTATTAATTGCCATTTTTAAAGTTCCAATGCTGCTTTGACTGCCGATGGATCGGGTATATAAATTGCAGTACCCGCGGTAAAATTACCTAACGGGTCAGCAGATAACGTTCCTGGATTTCGTTGAGCAAAAATCCACCAGAGTTCGGCATATCCATAAAGATCAAACGCCATTAGATCCGGGCGAGAATCATATGCATCGCTTATTACTACTAAATTATCAGATGGACTAGCTGGGACATATCGCGGCGTCCAGGTATTTAATATTCCATTAGCTGAAATAGATGTATCGTAGTATGCACTTGCGCTAGTATAAGTAGTCATGATTTCCTAAAGTTGTATATCGCTAAGGCTAGTATCAGCTTGCGTTTCGATTGTGGGGAAGTCACCGCTTTTTGTGTTCGTGCTAACCGCAGTGTTATCACTTCCTAATATAACTGTTGGTGAGTTAGCTGAAAACCCAGAAAACGATGGAATAGCAGACGGTGTTAGACTAGAAATGGTTCCATTTAAAGATGGGGATAAATCAGGATTTGGACCTAAAAGTCGGGTAGTTCCGTTAGAAAAATTTTGCAAACCAAATTGCGAGGCAAATAATCGGCTAAACACGGGTACAACAGAAATATTAACAGTCATCTGACACGGAATTTTAGTTATTTCTCCGTTTAATCCTGGTAATGCAACGGTAACATAATCGACATTGTCGGGAAAAGTAGTAGTAACGTTAGTAACAACAACCGGAAGACTATCTAACCCTACAAACCCGATGCCTGTTAAATTGACAATTAATGGCGGCGCTCCTGCTAAGTTAATTTTTCCGGATCCCGCGCTTGCGTCATTTCCGGTAAACATCATAGTTAGGCAACGAAGAAAGTGGATTGCCGCAACTACATATTGGCCCTCATATGGGGTTCTAACGACAAAATCACCACTTATATCAAAAGGCTTAATTTCACTATTTTTGTACGAGTGATATGTAAAATTACTATGAGTAACAGCTTGATTCTCATATGTTGAAGAAAATGAAAGAGGAACTGACGGCTGAAAGGGGAAGACGACGCCATTTGTTTGATTAAGAATTTTTAATAAAGTATTTGCTGGGTCTCTATAAAAAATTGCAGGACTTCCTGACAGCATACTGATTTTAACTCGTTTATCATTACCCGAAGCGCCATTAAATGTTACTTTGGGGGTAGTGGCTTTTAATGATGGTATATTTAAGCTCGATACTCTTGAAGTACTAGGAAACATTGTTCCTATTTGCGTCGGGGTAAATGATGTTACTGAGTCAACTCCCGATGCATCTGTTACAGATGGAGTCGGCGCAAATTGATCTTCACTTTGACTCATATCTGGCAATGGAATTTGCATTTTTTTCTTGACCCCGGAAGCAACTTATGTTAATATTAACTTATAACATATTTATGCTTAAAATGTAAGTAGTACGGGGGACCCCATTAAAGTTAATTATTTAAATAATCGTGATTTACTCAAGGAAATTCATCTTTCAAAGAATTCATATTGCTCTTATCGAAATGTTGAATTAGATCATCAATATGATGTTATTATATTTGATGTTACAGAAATATCGAATAGTATTCAGACAGCTAAGATCAATAGAGCAGCTAGAATTTTTCGGGAAACTGCAAATAAGATAGACCCAGCTAGTATCTTAGATACTGATTTAGTTTTTCGTGTTATGACTTGGGAACATATTCCGATGTTACCGCCTAAGAAAACTATTGAAGAAAAGTTGGCTTCTGCATCTTCTGGTCTAAGCATTAATAAATTTTTTGAAGATAACGAAGAAGAAGATGTGGTAGAATTAGACGCAGAGATTGAAACTTTAATACAGACAAATATTAAAGCCGATCATATACGTATTAATTTTCCTCCATTTTTTCATTATAGATTAGATGAATTAGGTAATGCATTTCAGGTAGGCAAAAGCCATTGGATCGGGGAGTTTGATTCGGGATCATTTTGTAAGACGCAAGGTAATTTAACAGATACTTTGGCTCGTATGATTATGAAATTAGTTGAAAAATACGCATCGAAAGGAAATTGGCGTAATTATTCATATCGAGAAGAATTTGAAGGCCAGGCTATTATGCAGTTAATTCAGGTTTGTCTTCAGTTTGATGAAAGTAAGAGCAGTAATCCATTTTCATTTTTTACGACCGTTGCTAGAAATGCATTTTTACGTATTTTAAACATTGAAAAGAAAAATCAGCAGATTAGAGACAAACTTCTAATAGATAACCATATGAATCCTTCCTATAGCGCAACAAGCCAGGCCGCAATTTTCGAGAGTGAGTAAATATTATCATGAGTGAATTGTTTAGGAAAGCTGCTATTTTCGGGGATATTCATCTTGGGCTTAAAGGAAACGGGCTTGTTCATAATGAAGATTGTTTAAATTTTATTAGATGGTTTTCGGAAACCGCAATATCTGAAGGCTGTGATATTTGTATTTTCTTAGGTGATTATTTTCATAATCGAAATAATACAAATCTTGTTACAATGAATTATGGATTGCAGGGATTACGAATTTTAAGTGATTCGTTTGCTCGAGTTATTATGATCACCGGAAATCATGATCTTTATTATAAAGACAAACGAACAGTTAGTAGCGTATCTTGGGCTAACCACATTCCGAATATCGAAATTATAAATGAATGGACACAAATGGGCGATGTTATCTTTGCACCCTGGATGGTCCAGGATGAATATAAAAAGATTTCGGTAGAAAAAGCAAAATATCTGATGTGCCACGCCGAGATTCCTAATTTCTTAATGAATGCTCAGACGGCAATGCCTGAGGTTGGCGAAATACGTGCAAAGAATTTTTCTGGATTCGAGCACGTATATAGTGGGCATTTTCATATGAGACAAACTCAAGGTAATATCACCTATATCGGTAATGCTTTCCCGCATAATTATACAGATGCCGGGGATGATTCTAGAGGAATGATGATTTTACCATATGGGCAAGAGCCAACTTTTTTGTCCTGGCCGGATGCTCCAAAATATAGAGTTGTTAAAATTAGTGATTTAGTTGTTGATCCCTCTTCATACCTACCAGCGCATAGTTATATTAAATTGGTCTTAGATACGGCAATATCATATGAAGAGGCCAGTTATTTAAAGGAAACTTTAGTGAAGGAATATGAATTGCGCGAAATGTCGTTGGTACCGGTTAAAAAAGATATGTACGCCGAAGATCTAGCAAATGGCGGCAATATTTCTTTTCAATCGGTTGATTCTATTGTGCAGGGACAAATAACAGCAATTAATAGTGATTTTTACGACTCTAATCTTTTATTAAGTATCTATAGAGAATTGTGAAATGAAAGAAATTTTTATTTTTGGGTCAAATTTGCTGGGAATTCACGGAAAAGGCGCGGCATTATATGCCCGACAACAGTGTGGAGCAATTTATGGGCAGGGGAACGGCCTTCAAGGCAATTCTTATGCAATTCCCACTAAAGATGGAAGGCTGAAACCATTGCCATTATCTAATATTCAATCATATGTAGACGAATTTTTAATTTTTTCCGAAACACATCCTGAATTAACGTTTAGATTAACTCCGATTGGAACGGGATTAGCAGGATATAAACATTCGCAAATCGCTCCTATGTTTAGCGGTGTATCAAAAAATGTAATTATTCCCGAGGAATGGAAAATTTATTTATGCTAAAATTAAAAAATCTTAAGATGAAAAATTTCCTTTCTTTTGGAAATGCAGTACAAGAAATTGATCTTAATAGAGAAGAGTTAGTGCTTATACTAGGTGAAAATTTAGATATGGGCGGCGAAGATGCGGGCAGTAGAAATGGCGTAGGGAAAACAGGAATTCTTAATGGAATTTCTTATGCGTTATTTGGCTGGGCAGTATCTAATATTAAGAAAGAACATTTGATAAACAAATCAAATGGGAAAAATATGGAAGTTTCTTTAGATTTCGAATCGAATGGTAAGACATATAAAATAGTTCGAGGGCGTCGTCCAAATAATTTAGAATTTTATGTTAGCGGAACTAAACAACAAGTGTGTGAAAATTCTGCCGACGATGATGCTCAAGGGGATAGTAGAGAGACACAGCTTGAAATAGAAAAAATCTTAGGCATGAGTCAGGCTATGTTTTGCCAGGTTGTTGCGCTTAATACATATACTGTTCCTTTTTTATTCCAGCGTGTGCATGAACAACGGGCAATTATTGAACAGTTATTGGGCATTACCTTGTTATCAGAAAAAGCGGAAAAATTAAAGAAAGATATTAAATCGGTTAACGAGCAAATTGTTAAAGAACAAATACGAATTAAAAGTACGGAAGAAGCAAATACTCGTATTCAAATGCAAATTAATTCGTTACTAACGAAACAAAAAAAGTGGGCTTTAAATCATACCAGCTCTTTGGTTGAATTAGAAGAAGCAATTTCTTTTTTGTCGACCATTGATATTGAAAAAGAATTAGTGTTGTACGAGTTGTGGGATGAATACAAAATCTTAAAAAGTTACAAGGCAGAATTAGCCGATTCCCTTCGGCAAGAAAAAATATTACTAACAAAAGAAGATAAAAAACAGATATCACTTCAATTAGATCTTGATAGTTTAAAAGATCAATGCTGTCATACATGCCATCAAAAATTACAGACAGATGTTCACACCACACTTCTTAATAATAAACAGATAGAATATGAACGAGTGACCTCGGAAAAATTAAGATTGGAGCAAACCATTGCAGATTTAGAACGTCGGCTAGCCGATTTTCCGATGATAGAAGTTCCAATTCAGCCGTCTTATGATACAATAGCCGAAGCATACGATCATAAAAATAAATTGAGTCTTTTAATGCAACAATATGAAACGGCTAAAAATAGTGAAGATCCATATAAAGATTCAATTTTTGATATGAAAAATTCTGCACTTGAAACAATAGATTTTTCGACCATGAATGAATTAACAAAATTTAACGAACATCAAGAATTCTTATTAAAATTACTGGTTAATAAAGACAGTTTTATTCGAAAAAAGATAATTGATCAAAATTTAAGTTATTTAAATTCAAGGTTAGATCATTATCTAACTAAACTAGGGTTGCCGCATAGTGTAATTTTTGAAAATGACCTTAGCGTTTCTATTAATGAGTTAGGACGAGAATTAAGTCCTGGCAATTTAAGTAGGGGAGAAATGGCAAGGCTTTCATTGGGATTAAGTCTTAGTTTCCGAGATGTGTATGAGAATTTATATCAGAAAATTAATTTATTTTTTGCAGATGAAATTCTCGATAATGGGCTAGATATTTTAGGTGGATTAGATGCAATGAATTTGCTAAGAGATCTAACTAGAGATCAAGGAAAATCAGTTTGGTTAATTTCACATAAGGATGAATTAATTTCAAAAGCAAACACAATTTGTAAAATTATTAAAGAAAGCGGGTTTTCAACCATTAGTTTCGATGAATAACAAAATGCCTGAAGATTAACTCTTCAGGCATTTTTCATTCTGATACTTCTAATGTTCTATCTGTACTAGAACTAATTAATTCTCGTAATGGTTTTGCTAAAATTATGCAGCCGTCGCTTGCGGTATGATTAACATTGGAATTATCTCCATGAATCATAAATCCTGTCCGTCCAAACGTATTAGTACCGAATGTTGGGGTAAGATGAGTTACCAATAAGCCTTTCCCTCCAGGATCATCGACGAATGTCTGTATAGTCCATAATCCTTGGGGAATAGGTCCGTGGTTTTTAATTTGCTGCTCTGAAGAATTATCTAGATCTGCGCCATTACCGCTATAACCTTTTCCAATTAATTTTCCAGATGGATCTATTAGATTTCCAGTTGTTTGTTCATATTTCCAAGACATTATTATCTCCTCTTATGCATTTTGCGCCGAACTACCTAACTGAACAGAGCTTGCTCCTAGATCATAATATGAACTAGCAGTCGTTCCATTCGCATCAGCGGTTCTAGCCCCGGTATTAGACGGTAGATTATGTAAAATTTTATAAAGGTTTGCAGCGCCACCGACCCCCACTAAGTGGGCCGCCATTAAAAATCCACCACGATCTTCAATAGAGCTATTACTATTTAAAACATTCATTGATGATAATGATTGACAATTTTTTTTCATTAATTGTAGCATGGCCTGTTCTTGGGCCATTGTGTTACTAAACCAAGATTGAGAAGAATTGCATCCATTTAATCCTGACCAATTTGCTGGATTACTAATAACCTGAGAATTAGTTCCGTGTTTAGAACTACCGGGTTTTAAATAACCACATGTTTCTAAAGCGGCTGCTCCAAATTGATATTTTCCTACAAATCCTAATTGATTTTGGGCTGAATAATTTCCACCCGATTCACGCTGCCCAATTTGAGCCATAAGCGCCTGTGTTTCCTTTACAGTGAGACCGCAAACTGGCCCAACTACTGGTTGTTTAGCGATGTCTGCTTCTGTTATTGAATGCCCTTTTGTTGTTCCTCTCACGCCTGATCTTGTTGTTCCTGTTTGCGGTCGAGTAATTTCTGATCCTGAGAAAGTTCCTTGTGTAACATTAAATGTTTTGATACCGTTTATTTCGTGCCCAGGCCAGGGTTCATGCGCCGGCGCCCTTTCACATATAGATTTAAAATTACCAGTTTGCCACCATGCTAGTGAGCCAGCAAGCTGTCCTACTTCTAACTGATTATTTGTTTCTATCGCACCGGGGTCAGATACTTGCGAAGGTTGCCCACCGTTAAGATTAACTGGAGCTGCGGTTACATTAAAAGCTGCGCCTGCGGTTATATTGGTTGCTGCTTTTGATGATAATGAAATAGCGCCACCGGACCCTATTTTAATATCACCCGTAGAATTATAAATGGTAGACGCCCGTTGAGAACGAGCAGAAAATGTACCAGCACTATCGATTTTAGTATCTGATCCACTATGCATTTTGATACTGCCCGCAGCATTTAGATTAATATCTTTGTCAGCGTGGAAATTAATATTTCCTTGGCTGCGTACAGAAAAATCCGAGGCAGAAAAAATATCTATAAAGCCAGAAGGGGATAACTCTACCCAAGCGGTTCCCGAACTGTTAATAACATAAATTTGACCATTTGTATCATCTAATAGAATTTCATTGCCTGAGGTTGATCGAATTCTTATACCTTGATCTTGGCCGTCAATAGTGCCGTCATCCATGACAAATTGATGACCTCCGGTACGATAAGCACACGATAATGCTTTTGTTAATGCCGGGTCATCTACTTGTGGGTTTGAATTTACATAATTGTTAATTAAATCAATTATGGTAGCACTTTGCGTAACATTTGCAAAACTACTTAACCTACCGGGAGTACTTATACCAAATACCTGACTAGGATTTTCTCTAATGCTGGAAGCACTAGTACTGCCGCGGATAAAATCAAATGCCAATCCTTGTATTCCTAATTGTTTCGATTGAAATACCTGGGGAACCATTTGTACAGAGGTTACTGCGGTAGGACTAACATTTGCCTGCGCGGTTAAAACTGGTTCACTTACCGGCAAACGATATGGAATTTCTTGCTGCCCAGCCACATTCAATTGAATATATTGTTGTAACATCGTATGTGTTGGTATTGCGTTAGCACCTGATGGTTGCCAGATATATCCGCCATCATTGGGGCCAGTGGATGCTGTTACCGCACCAATAGCGGGAACCATGTGCGCGTTAACTGATTCTTGGATGCAGGCAAACCAATATCCTTGAGACACATCACCGTTCACAAAAATAATTAGTACCTGCCCGTTTAGATCTGGTGGTACAGCCCAGAAGCCGTACGATTGAAAACTATTTTCATCGGTGTTATTAAAATCTATAGTAGGATCTATATATGAATCAACTGATACACGCTGCCGTGTCTGTCCTCGAAAAGGGCTAGCATATGATACCGTAATCCATCCCAATGGATCATTTTCATTTGCCGCTCCAAATTGGGGAATGTACACTTGCAGCCGTCCGCTTCTAGTCGGATCAATATTATTTTTGATTATACCTATATAGGGACCCGGACTACGAAATTGGCCGGAATTATCGGATCGAGTATATGGTGCTGCCTTACTTCCTATACGTCTATTTTCCATTTATTCCTCTATACTCGTATTTATAAATTACCAAATATGCTTAATAGCCCAATGAATAAATCCGTGTGGGTTATTCACATCTGTAAGTAATTGATTTGTTTGCCCTGTGATTTTTACACTATTATCTAATAAACTATTAATGTGCTCGGGCATTTGTTTTATGTTATTATCAGTTTCGAACGAATCAAGATCAGATAAATTTTTAGTGACCTGAGTAAGTACTGGATTGAAATTTTTTACGGTACCATTTGTTGTTATTAAAAAATCATTTACATTTGTTGATATAGAATCGGTATTTTTAGAAATTTGGGGAACCGCAGCATTAACTAACGTTATTGTGTCATTTGCAGACGCAGTTAATGAATTAATATTATCTAACATAGTATTGATTTTTTTAGTAGAAACAGGGGCGACATTGTCGAAATATGTTTTTTCACTAAGCGCAGCATTATTAAGATTGTAAAGTGTAGTATGCAGATCCCACAAATCTTGATTAAGCACTACTATCGGGCCAGAAGGAGAATTTATAGTTGAAAGGAGCGTATCTATTTTTTTAGTTAATTGATATTCTTCTATTGGGGTTGCTATGAAAAATATTCCCATTGATATTGCGCAGAAGGTAATAGCTAGCCAACCTAAAATTTTTGAACATGTAAGAATTTTATTTTCCATATTATTCCTCAATTAAAAAGGGACCCGATGAGGTCCCTTTTTAATTAACTAAAAATTAATTTATGCAACTGGTACAGCGGTAACAACCTTAGGAATAACGGCAAGAATTGCATCTAGCTCGCCAATGAAAAGGTCAACATAGTTAGTAATAGTAGCAACTTTAGCTGAATTTTTGATAGCCGCTAACGATAGTAATGCTCCTAAATTTGTCTTAAGTGCGTTAAGTGCGTCAGATAGATTTGTGCTTGCGTCTTCGGCCTGAATGAATTTAGTTGCTAACACTAGACCATTCTGAATGACGGTGACGGCAGCGGTAACTTCAGCATCAACAGATGTTCCGCCGACAGAAGTAACAATACTTTCAAGAATTGGGCTTACAAAAGCAATATCGGTTTCTGCAACCTGTGCCCAAGATGGTTCTGATTTGAATAGTTTCTTAAATAGGTTTTCGATATCTTCGAAGTGAGTTTTAAAAGATAAAATAAAAGACATGTTGATCTCCTTAATAGTTACAATTGTTTTTTCAATTGTGTTGTTTAAAATTGTTTCTGAAACAGCTTTCTGCACAGTTTCAACTGGTGACGTATGAGAGAGAAAATGACTAAATATGTTTTTTAATGTCATAAGGAATGCCCGCCGCGTGCATCAAGGTTTGAATCAATGGATCAGTTGATACATAACTTTCAGTTTTAATTCCCGCCGCCTGTTTTAAATTATCAATTGGCCTATTAATTTGTTCTCTGTAGTTACGCGGGCTTAACGGAACAAATAATTTTAAATTCTTTTCGGATAATGGATGATATTCGTCATCCATATATTTAAATTTCCATTCATTTTGTTTTAGTTGTGACGCAGCCGATAAGTCTGAAATTAGTTGGAATATCTGGGTAATGAGGCGTCTTCGTCGTAAAATTTCTACATAAACTAAATAGCTACCGGGTTTAATTTCTGATGCAGAAATGTCGGCATCCAAAATAAAATCGTAACCATTTTCAAAAAAACCAATTACATCAAGAGCTGCTCGCTTATCATTAACCAAGAAACTTATAACGGCAATTTCATCATCTTTACCAATTTTAGAGCAAAATTCGTCGATGTGGATCGAGGGCTCGAGCACGAATTTTAAATCAGAGATTTCAAAAGATTCTAATACTTTCATTTCACTCCCATGCAACTATATTTATAGTCTAAGCTATTGGGCAGCCTGATTTTGTTCTTCGGCCGCTTTCTGTGCGCCCGCGTGAGTATCAAGATCTTCTGAGTAGGCTTTCTCAATATTAGTTGAGTCGATATCATCCATATCGATTTCAGAATCCATAATTTCTTCGCTTCCTTGGGTAATGTCTTTCATTAGGAATCGTGGCATATTGATAGTTATTAGCCAAACAAGCATTTTTTTAAGTTTTGCTTTTTTAATTTTTGGACGAAAATCATCGGCGTCTTCAATTTTTACAGGATATACAAGCCATGCTTTTCTATACCCAACTTTAACTCCATATGGTAATAATCTAGAGGCGCCGGATGGGTCCGGCATTTTGGATAACGGTGATGAAAATGTACATTGGACTCGGTATGCAGCAATTTCGGGGCCCGCTACTAACTCTAGTGTCTTCCAATTATGAAAGGCATATAACCCATTTTCATCAATAACTCGTTCAAATTCTCGAAGAATAGACATAGCGCTTGCACTTATTGAGACTTGCCTAATATTATCGAGAATTTCGCTTATTTTAATATTTGCCATTGTTATCCTTCACGCATATTTATCAATGAATATCCCACGAACTTAGTTCGCATACAAGTATTTAGCATTTTTAAAGGAATAATTTGCATTGAAATGCTGCCGGTAAATACTTGGCAGGGTAATTTAGGGGAGACACTTCATATGTCGAGAACCAAAAAGGTACGCTCCAACAACGAGTTTTCAGAATCAACTAAGAAAAACAACCCAGATACCGCTCATTATACAATTAAAACAGGAATTAAAAAGGCTGTTCAAATTATCCCACGCAATATTCACCAAGAAGAATATCTCGAGTATTTATTAAACCCAGAAAAAATGATTGTAATAGTACAAGGTCCAGCCGGCACTGGAAAAACAGTTATGGCGATGCTTGCTGCAATTAAGGCATTTAGTGAAAAAAAAGTAAATAAAATTATTTTATGCCGTCCTTCAGTTGGAACCGATGATGAAAATCTCGGATTTCTACCGGGTGATATTAATGAAAAATTAGCGCCGTGGCTTCAGGCATTATTTGATGTTCTTTTAGAGTATTTTTCTGCTAAAGAATTGGCAACAATGATTGAAAATAAACGGATCGAATGTTTACCATTGATGTATGTGCGCGGACGAAATATTTCATCGTTCGTAATTTTAGATGAATCTCAAAATTGTTCTAAAAAACAAATTCTTGCTTTAGGTACTAGATTGTGTGAAGGTTCCAAATTAGTATTAACGGGAGATAATGATCAATCAGATAAACGTAGCGGAGATAATGGATTAAAATATTTTTCAGAGTCACTTAAAAAATACGGTAGAAGTGAGTTTATTGCCAGTATTGAATTTTCGGAAAACGATATTGAAAGGCACCCTGTTGTAAAAGAAGTAATCGACATATTTAGAAAAGGGGAAGAATAAAATAAGATAAAAACGGTGGCCTGACGGCCACCGTTTTTATGATTCCAATATTGGATCAAAGCATTGCCGACATCGCGCCTCGTAAAGAGTATCTGCCCCAACTAATACTCGACTAGTATCAGTGCTTAATCGTTGCGAATGAATTGCGGGTTCCCCGCATTTTACGCATACGGCTGATAATTTAATAACTTCGTCAGCAATAGCCATCAATTCTGGTATAGGATGAAATGGTTCCCCAGCAAAAGTTGTATCGAGTCCAGCGATAATAACTCTTTTTCCGGCACGTGCTAGTTCAATAGAAAATGATATTAGTTCATCCCCAAAAAATTGCGCTTCGTCAATTCCTATTACATCAAAATTATTAAGACATATTCCGGCAATAGTTTTTAGCTCGCCAGTAGTTTGAACTGTTTTCGCGGAGAAAGTTAATTTGCTGTGTGATGCAATATCGGTTACATTATATCTATTATCGATATTTGGTTTGAAACATTGTATTCGTTGTTTTGCAAAGGTAGCTCGGCGCAGCCGCCTTATTAATTCTTCGGATTTTCCTGAGAACATTGGCCCAGTTATTACTTCTATCCTACCGCTTTTCATCATGATCCTTTGATTCCGATATTAGTGTTTCTATTTGTTGCATTTGCTCGTTAAAAAATATTAATCCCCACTGAAATACTTTTTTTCTATCGGCAATAGCCATAATACCCATTATGCGATCTTCTAAAATTTCATCTATAAAACCACACGAATTGGTTTCTTTAAACTGATCCGCGATAAAACCTTTTTTATCAATATAACTGTGCGTTAACACTGCATTTGGGTGGGTATGAATAGTTCCAAAATATTTTAAATTTGTGCCCGCTTCTATTTCTTCCTCCGCACTCTGATAGGAAATTCCACGGGGGTTAGTTCTGTTAACCGATAAGTCGTCTAAGGCATAGATATAGAGCGTATCCATAACTTGCTTACCTAGTATGGCAGATATGCATTCGTTTGGATACGCTCTTAGCGCTTTTTGTTTAAATTCATTAACGATATCGTTATGAATAACAACTTGAGTTATGAACAAGAATTATTCCTCTGTGGTTAATTGCACCGCATCTAATTGTTCCGGATAAATTGCGTGAAAGTAGTCATATACATCTGAATAATTATCAGACGCAAATCGTGAATAATCACGGCATTTCTCTATAGTTTTCTTTTTAAGATTTAACACGGTATCAGCTCTGTTTAATTCGGTAGCTCGCAAATTACGAACTAATGAGATATGTTCGTCCCTAGCTAAATTTCGTGAATCCGAGAAAAAATCTTTTTGACTAGTTGCCTTTTCATTAAGCGGTGCGATGAAAAATGTTGAAACTAAAAACATTTATTGCTCCTTATGTAAGTTGTGATAATTCGATAAGCACTGCGCTGCAAAGAATTTCGGCATCTGCGCATACTGGTATTTGAACCATTGCTTTACGAATAATTAGAATAGCTTGGTCAGTTAATTCATTAGTATTACCCCATAAATCTAAATTATCATAGCAGAATCGGAAGAATGATTCTAATTCTTCTGGCCGAATTTGCTCGCAAATTAATTTACGTGCCTCTCTAATTTTTCCAGCCTTGAATAATGCGATAGCATCAATTTTATAATCACTTGATGAAGTACTTTCGTTTTGTTTCAACAGTTTTCCATCGACCGAATTTAATTGACAGCTATTAATACCTTTTCGCAGGTCTGGCCAAGTGCCCCTTACATAGTCATCTAGGGTATCAAGGTCAAAGTCGATATTTTCTGTTAAAAGAATCTCTGCTAATTTAGAAGTAAAATCGGTAACATCCATTTTACAGATTTCAAGACTCTGTGTTCTACTGTGAATTGCCGGAATAATTCGATTTGGATAATTACAGGTGAGGATGAATCGACTGGAGGATGCGTACTGCTCAAGAATACCCCTTAGTGCTGCTTGAGCAACGGGCGTTAGCCCGTCGGATTCGTCTAGAACCACAACCTTCATTGTACCAAAGGGCATTGTGCTGGCAAAGGTTGTAATACGATCTCGCATAGTATCGATATTTCGTTCACGACTAGCGTTAATCCATAAAACGTCATATGGATCAATATGCAATTCGTTAATTAACATTGCGGCGGCGCTTGATTTACCGGTTCCGGGACTGCCATGTAGCAAGAGGTTCGGTAGATCTTTATTTTTTACAAATGCTTCGATCTGCAATTTTTGTTGTGGATTACTGAAAACATATTCCGAGAGTGTCTTAGGTCGATAACGTTCAGTCCAAAGACTATGTTCAATATTCATAAGTCAATTATACTTATTCCTTTCCATCAAAGCAAGAGATTTTTGCTAATTCATCTGAGTTAGAATATCCTAAAATTGCCTTAGGATCTGCCCGACGGATGACAATATTTTGTTCTTTAAGTTGTACACCTCTAGACCACCGCCCGTGTTCCACTAATACCCATTGTCCCGGAATAAGATCATGATTATCGTGGCCAACCGCATAGACTTTAGCCCACCGTGCATGAATACCACGGGATTTTTTATCATCGTCGATCAAGACAATTCCCATTGGGGTAATTTGTTCTCCAAAATATAAATCTTGAATAAGAACGTCCTTATGCAACGGAATAATTTCCTTAGCCGAAATAATCGGGGGAATTTCGTTTTGCTTCATTTCTTCCATTATTTCCTACCTTTTTTGTGGTGCTCGGGAAAATCAATTGGCTCTTCAGTCGATGTTGCATCCGATTTAGCTTGTGAAGATACTGGCTTATTTGATGGAACCGTGGCATGTAGTTTAGCTGCTACCGGAGTTACCTGTGTTTGCTCTTCTTTAGCAGTAATTTTCTTAGATGGTTTTAATCCTACAGGTGTGGCATTTGGATTTTGGTTTCTCATTGCCGACATATCAATCTTTTTGCCTAAGGCAGTTGTTACATAATGTTTTCCCATTTATTTCTCCTTTAAAAATTCTTTATAATCTAGATTATAGAGTAGAGCATCAACGCGATGTATTTTTAATAAAAACAAACAATAAGATGAGCAAGAACTCCCACGGCCAACACCCCAGACAATATTATTTTTTTCGGCCGTATCTCGTAGATATTTAAGATATCGTAATAAATTTAATAAATTAAATTTTTTGTATAGCGTTAATTCTTCTTGCACTCTAAGTCGTTGGTCGTCGGTTGCGCACTGATTATATAGCCATAATTCGATATCAAATTGTGAATATTCTTCTGGCATTAACCAGATCTGTTGAAGCTGAGTATGATATTCTTCTGGAGTAGTTTCTCGAATATTATTCCATAAATTAACATTCGGCATAGCAAGAAAAGTTTCTTTTTTTGCTTGAATATATTTTTGCCCATTTTTCAAGAATATATTTTCAAAATCTAAATCGGGGTTTTTACGAAGTGCCTCGCAGATTTCTTCTTCTGTATATTCGATTTCACCATACTCGTCAATTTGCATTACTTATCCTTATCGTCGTCTTTCTTAATTCCACCTTCTAAAACAAATATTTTTGGATTTTTCTTTTTTGTTTCAGGATCAAAAATAATTTCTAATAATTCTTCGTCTTCATCATTGGAAGTATTTTCTAATATATCTGCATATATAGTATCCCAATCGAGGTCTAAATCTTTCCAGGAAATATTATCGGCTGTTTGCTTAATATCCGCGGTTGTAATATCTGATCTATCCCACCAGGCGGTTGGGTGTTCGTCTGTAATATATGCGTAATCTGGAAAATTATTGTAGTCTTCGATGGTGTACATTATATTATCGGATAGCTCACTTCCAATTATAACACTTTCTATTTCAAAATTCTCTTCTGTTATTGCAGAAAATTTTTGAAATAACATAATGCCGAGGATTTGATCATATGGCTCTTCCGGTAAAAACACTAGATGATTATTGCCAAACATTTCCGATAATTTTAAAATATGTGGATTTTCGGAATTTAATATAATACTATTTTCAAAAATTTCTCTCATAAAAAATAAAATTCGTTGGAGAGCGATATTCTGATAATTGCTATTTTCTGTAGCAGTAATAACATTAACCTTCATTGTATACCGATTTGGCAGAAGTCTATCACCATCACAAATAATAGCAGAAAAATTTAAATCGTAACTAAGTCTAACATTCATAAGAGGCCCCTATCCGATGTTAAGTACACACCCATCATTATCGTCTTCTTCTTTTTTCATATTACGTTTTTTTGTATATTCTTCTAATTTTTTATCAGAACGCTCACTCTGCTCGTCGATATATTGGCCTAACAGATTCTGGGCTTGCAGTGATAAATTTTGATTTAATGAAAATATAATTTTTTGAAGAGCTAGTATTTTTGAATCTAGCTCTTCATCCGTTAATTTTTCTAGTAATACATCTATTCCCATTTATCGTCCTGTACTACCAAATCCTAAATCAGCACGATTTGAAGTTGGTAATTCATTAACTTCGACAATATCAACATTTGTTTTTACTTCTACCGGAATCATTTGAACGATTTTATCTCCGGCTTTTACCGTATAATTTACTTTATTGTGGTTAGTAAGTAATACTTTAAGTTCACCGGTATACCCGGCATCAATTACTCCGCCCGATACCGTGATTCCTTTAACTGCCATACTTGATCGATCTCGATATAATAGACCATAATTAATACCTGTTTCGACTAGCCGAATATCAGCGCGAATATAATTTTCGTTGTTAAATGGATTTACAAAAAGAAGTTTTTCAAACATAGTTCTCGGCTGCCGTAGGACAACATCATAATCTTCTTCAGCGTCTACGTACCGGGCACTAACAAAGGTATTTACAAGTGTAACTGTATTCTTATTTAAAACGGTATCTTCGGCGGCATATAGATCAAAGCCTAAATCTTCACCTGCAGTTGATACCGTTGGTAGAATTGCATGTGCGGCTAATTTCTTTACTAACAGTGGCATAAATTAAATCTCCTATTAATAATTATAACATTACTAATAGGAGGTGTCAATCTAAAGTGTTGTTAAGTGTGCATATGACCAAATTGAGGTATTGCCTGTGTATTCTCCGACGCAAACATATATGTTTCCGTTGCCGTATGCAAGTTGCCCAGGTGTATCTGAAGGAATACCTACAGATGTTGGTACATATGATTTTGCAACGCTCAAACTATTTTTACGAGTAAGAATCCAGTTTGTTCCGTCAGGACTACCTAAGGTAAGCGTATGTGGGCCAGCAGCATTAAATGTTAATACGTTGGTTACCGAATTAAAGCCAGTAATACTATTCCCGTGCTGGACTGCTAATCCGCCGAAACTTAAATTATGACTAGAATCTACCGCAGTTACATACAATGTCAATTCGGAATAACCTAAATTTGGAAAATTTGTAGGATTAACTGTGGTGGTAACATTACCAGTCCCCGCAAGAGATACCTCATGAAATGTGCCTAATGTAAAATCAAAATTTTCTGTGGCCGAAGTAGTTAATGATCCATGATTATAAATCTGTAAGCCGAAATCATTTAATTCTGTATTTGATATCGGCATCCCGCCCATATTATTAATATTTGCATTTGCTCCATAGGTAAGTGCAGATTTAACTACCACCTTATTAATTAAATCATTAATTTCCGCAGCGGTTTCGGCGAAATTGTTCAGAGTGGCAAGAAAATTACTACGAAAGCCTTGGGTACTCTGATTCACACCCGCTACAGGATAGGTTGGATCGATTGAATTTGGATTAATTTGTGATGCCATATTATTATCTCCTAATGTATTTATACCCCAACTATTCTGCGATAATCCAATGGGGAATTTTTAAATTTTAGATAAATGCTGCCTTCATCTTGATGTAAAAATTTATCGCTAGTATCAACAAAAGTAACATTATAGAAAGTAGTAGAGTCTCCGATATCTATCTCTTCTGTGGAAATATTAATGCCTGCTTCTGTTGTTAATATTATGCCTAGTTCGGTTAACATATCGAATATGCTGCTTACTTTGGTGAATTCTGTTATTTCCGATAAACTCCAAGTATTTGTTTCTGTGTTCCAATTTTGCAAAATACCGTAGTTCCAAACATATCTATCAGTTTCTGCAAAAATTGTATTAAGCGGCCTATTATTATCATAGTATTGTTGTAGATAGAATAATATTTTTTGCCCCTGCCCAGGATTAACGTAGACAAGCGGAATTGCGGGTACAAAACCCAATATTTCACCATTTGGCTGAGTATCAGTCATCCAAGTCGGGAGGAAGTTTTCATCAAATCCACTTAACGTTGTATTAAGCTGATTAATCATATTTGGAATAGTCGGTGGATATAGCGTTTCATAATTGGCTGTCGTTATACTACCCGAATATGAATTACCGGCTAAATCGGTGTATGAGTCTAATGGTTGAATGTAGATGATTTCGTAACCATCAGTTGTACTCTGGGCCCATTTAAGATTAGTAAATAGAAAAGTTTTTCGATGGTAATATTTGTCCAATGAGGCTGCAATTTCCGCAGGTGTTACTGCTGCAATTCCATATCCGATTAACATTCTTATAGTATTTTGAATGCCAAAATAAAAATCTTGCTGGCGATAAATTGCAGAGTTTGGAATTATTGCTTGGTCCAATAATGGTGTGAATAATGTTTCGCTATCCTCGTCGTTTAATAAAAATTCTAGGCTCAAATTTGTTTTCGGTGATGTATTATATGATGAGATCGGTGACGGCACTAAATTAAGAGTAAATGTTTGTGAAGTTTTTGCAAGATATTGGAAGTCTTTGTTCACAATATTATTGGGACCGGGTAAATCTGTTTCTGGAACCATTGACGATTTATTCGATCCTACAATAGCCGTTATGGTAAATGTGAATTGAAGGTCAAATTCTGTTTTATCGTTTAATAAGGTACAATCATTGAAACTAAAATATTGGAAGCTGGGGCTGCCAACTAAATCACCGTTCGATAATACTCTTAATCCGGTAGGTATCATCCCGTCGGTTAATGAATAATTAATTGGATTTCCTGGGGTTATTGCCGATCTTTCGGTTATTATGACCGGTGGAATTGCTAGATAATTGCTGCCTGTGTTGGTTAAGATTATATTTGATATACCGCCATTGTAGACTAGAACGGTTGCGCTAGCAGGTGATGTTTCTCCCGTTAGCCCAAATCCAACCAACGCGGAATCATAAAATTCTCCGGTTGATAGTACATTAACCGTGTCAATTCCAAAGTTAAGATCAATAATTGCATTCAGCCCATTGGGATTATTCCATATAATATTAGAAAGATTTGGTAATTCTGTATATTGTTGAACCCCTGGGCTTATACTAACAGATGATATAGATCCATTGGAGGTATTTCCAGTAACGACAATATTTGCATTCGAAGAATTAATTCCCCCGGTAACAATGAACCATTCCCCAATGTTAAAATTGCTTCCCCCATTAATAATGGTAGCATCTATTACTTTTAATGTTGCATTTGCAGTCGCGCCGCCTGCAATTTGCGGTGTAGTAGATTCTAAAATTTCTGCTTTAAATGAAATTGTGCTAGGGACTCCCGGAGTCACGTTGCCAATATTAATAGGACTTGTCCATTGCACATTTTTTTGGTATGGACTTTCAACAGTAAGATACACGGGAAGAATAGTTTGATATGGATTAATTCCAGATGTCGGTTCAGTAACTTTTTTGTAGGCTCTTACATTAAATTCATATGGGGAAGCATTGCTATAATAATTATCGACATAGCCGGTTAACCAGCCGGTATTTGCATTAAGCGATAAATTACTATTGGGAAAAACATTTCCATTAATTAATTGGTAATTAATAGTATTGTTTTCATAATCTACCGCTTCAAATTGATGTTGTAAAAAATTGCCTGTTATATTTCCGATATTAATATATTTTCCTTCATCTGATTCTAGAAAAATCGGAGAATAATAACTGCCGGAGGATGCTACGGTTAACGTAAAATTTGCAGTAAGATTAGAACCGTATGCGGCGGTAAAAGAAAAAGTATTAGAAGACATGCTTAGAGAAATATTTGGCTTGCCAACTTCGATATTAGGATAAATTGCAGGAGTATCATATAATACTGCGGGATTAATATACCCAGAAATATATCCGGATGAATCAATAGTAAGATTTCCCGGCAAGCCGCCGGATGAAAGACTAATATTAGGCGTGAATGGTAAACCGGCAATTGGCGCAATATTGGCCGACATCCAGGCTCCTGCTGGAAAAATTCCTAGATTTGCATTAGGAAAAATATCTAATAATTCAACATTAGATACACAAATTGAAAACGTTCTATCGGCTATTGAATTATTATCAGTTGCTCTAATAGTAAATGAATATGTTCCGGGTAGATTTTCGGAATTCGCCATACCCCATATACTAGGAATAAATTGATTTTGCTTGGGAAGAGCTAATGTTACTCCGCTAGGTAACGATCCAGCAATAATATTATAGGTTGCTGTATTGCTAGCATTACAGTTTAGGTTAACAGAAAAGGTGTTACCTAAATTTACATTAGCGATATATCCTGGGGCTGTTATCCATGTTGGCATATTGATATTTATGCCGACAAAGAAACGGCACTAGTGCCGTTTCTTTGTCAGTTACATGCTTAAGGTTTTTAAAAATTGCCGTTCTATTAGATATCTAGCCGCTGCCCAGGCAGATTCTTCATTATGTGTCATTCCGGATAATAGAAAAATTTCGTGGGAAGAACGGTGAACTATTTCGTAAAATTTTCCAATTTTACGGCATCGTGCAGTCGTATATATAGTAGATACAAATTCTTTATCGGTCATTGCGAAAATTGTTCTAAAACTATAAGCTGAGTGGTTTTCCATGCAATTCCCCATAATTCTGAATGGCCAATAATTCCCGAAGGAAAAAATTTGGTTGGAGTTAACCGAGTGAATTCTTCCGGCTCATCACCGATGCTTGCAATATACGCATAGCCGCCAAACCAATAGCATTTTGCATTTGGATAAATCGCTTTAACCTGCTCTTTGTATGTCATTCTGTGAATTTGTCTATCATATCTTCCGCAATTTTTGTATATGCGTTTTGCCAAGCGGCCTGCTCGTCGGCATACAACATACTAATTGCCTTATCATATTGCCCATATGAATCAACGTATTCTTCTCGCGGATCCGAGCAAATTATTTGGAAGAAATAATTATGCCATTCAATACATTTTGAATTTGGAAAAATCTTTTGAACTTGTTTTTTGTAATTCATTCTGAGAATCCCCAAATTCTAGTATTAATTTTAAGAATTTTTTAAAATCGGTAAACAATCCTACCTAAAGAGAGCGAATACGGAGAAAGTTCAACCTGAACGAAATCCCCTGGTTCAAGACGAATATTGTTTTTACGCATTCTGCCGCCTAGGTAACCAATGACTGTTTGTCCACCAGGAATTTCTACAATCCATGTTGTGTTGGGAAGAGTTTTAACGATTTTACCTTTTAATTCGACTAGATCAACTGATGCCACGTTACTCCTGATTCATTTTGAAAATTGGGTTAAAATTTTTGAGTTAATTGTTTTAGCAGCCCATTGCCATGCCATTTCTTCACTGATAAAACTAATTGCTAATATTTGTTCTACTTTAATTATAACATATTTAGTGTATTGATGCGTGGAAGAATTATCATTGGTGCATTTTGCGTCTGGATAAATCGATAATACAAATTCTTTATCGGTCATTGCGCTAACCTATCTATTAATCGATCCGATAAAATCGCTGCCGCCGTCGTCCAGGCTTCTTCCTCGTTTTCGGCGATAACCGAAAATAAGAAAGGCCACTCCCCACGAAAAAATCCGTAGTGTCCTTTTAAAATAGATACCCCTGGGGAAATTCTAATTTTAGGGCATATTGAAATAGCTAGATCTTTATCAGTCATGATTGTAATGCCATAAAAAATTCCGCTTCTCTGAGGTTTTTAAACGGACCATATTCATATGTTTCACCGGTATTATATACTACTTCAACCTTTATTTTACGGCAAAAATTCATACGATAATACAGAATTAATTCTGGGTAATTATTAATAGTTTTAACTATCGTTGGATTTTTACGAAGGATCACGAATAAAATGAAGACAATCGTGAAACATATATATATATCGCATAAAATATTAATATAATCATTCTGATAATCTTGCTTGCAGCTCGGCATTAATAAAATTTTTTGCACTGCGCCACGCATCGGCGGCAGTCGAACACCAGGCTGATATTGCTTCCTTGTCGGAACGACCCGAAAAACTAATATTAAAGCATCCTAAAAATTGGTTGTGCCGAACATATGCACCGGGATAAATCGATAGCACGAATTCTTTATTGTTGTTCATTCTGATAATCTTTCAACTAAGTTTTCATTGATCTTATCGGCCGCATCTTTCCAGGCATCGCTAGATGTTTTACTCCATTTCGATAGCGGATAAGGAAATACATCTACTATATTAGCATACTTCTCAATGCGCCAACCATTAAACAGTGGGCTGAGATAGGCTCGCGCATATGGATATTGAGCGAGAACAATTTTTTTATTCGGGTTCTGCATCATTCTGATAGACATCGTAAAAATTGCCATTCGATCCTTTCAATTGTATCTTCCCATGCAAATTCTTCGTCACACCCCCAACTTGACAGCGTCGCGCCGGAATTATTTTGAAGTATTCTCCAGATCGGCTTGCCTGTGACGGGTGAACGGCCAGATACCGCAATCGCGTCCGGATAAACTGCCCGGACGCGATTTATTAGTACGCTTTTCATTATTTGATCGCTTTCAGCAGGATAGTATCTGCATTCATGCTTTCCCGCAATGAAGTTTCTACCGCCTTGATATTATCGAACCACTTGAACGCTCCAACCTTGCTCATACTGTTAAACTGCTTTAGTTGTTCGGCGATCTTGCGCAGCGTTTTCGACGTGCTCTTGGTCGGGTCCATGTTAAGAATTTTGTTGCCCTTAACGTCAAGTGTTGAATTCGGAAGAGCAACATAGCGTCCAATTTTTCTCGTCTTGGTATTTAGAACCCATAATACGGTTGACTTGAGAATTTGAACAGGGTCAATGCTAGTGAGATGCATTTCCGGCTGAACCTGAAGGAAGCGCAACTTGCTAACAACCTTATCAGGAGTTGTCATCTTCTTCTTGCGGGACTTGCGCGTGCTCTTCTTGACGATACCGAAACCGGTAATGTCAGTGATGGCTGTTTCCCACCAGGCAACCGATGCTTTCAATTCGCGCTTGCCAAGATGCGCATACGCTTCGTTGATTTCATCATTCTTGCCAGCAAGTGCAATCTTGAATTCCGAAAGATACACATTTGCAAACTCAATCAGATCCTTGGTACGATTACCAGGGGCAGTCGTTTTCGGATCATGCAAAATCTGCATGATATTTCGTTCCGACTTCTGATAATTCGATTCAACGAACTGGTCGAACGCGGCGTTGATCTCACCCTTCACCCGACGCAATTTTGCGTCAATGAAGTCTTGAATATTCGGCTTCGCGACCCCGTCAACTGCCGGAACTGAAACTTTCATATTTTCAAGGCATTTGCGCAGGTCACGAACAATAAACTTGCTTTCACGGAATCGTATCTTGAATCCCATCTGAATCATGCGGATCATCCAAGCCGATGCGTGCGGAATTTGCAACTTGCTCTTTTTTAATGCCTGAACTAATTCTGGCATATTGTTTGAAACGGCCAAGGCTTTCAGAGCAAGCTCGTGACCATGATCGTCATCCTGGGTTGCTGTATACCAGGCAAATGCTGCGAGCAGTTGGCGATCATATTCATCCTGGGACCACTGCGCCTGCTCTTCAACGGAAGGCCAATAGGGCTCGTCAAGGCCGATATACTTCGCCCCTTCTCCCTTGAAACGGAGTATCGGGGTTGGCTTTACATGCTCTGGCTTGAATGATCTTTTTACTGTCTTCGTCATGATTTAAATATACAAGAATACGATACACTTGTCAACCACTATTTTCAGATTTTTAAGTTGTTGATTTTAAAGGGCCGATATCGTAAATATGGCGCCGTATGGCCCCAATATGACCCCAGGAGTAGCTGAGTACCATCATTATAGTGGGGTCATATTGGGGCGATATAAGTCCTTTGTTTTCAATGGCGCATTTTTCTTGGTTTTTAGGCTGATTTCGCTTGCATTCGGTACCGGAGTTTGCTATACTTATTTTAGTGAATGGAACAGAGCTAACGAAGCAGAAGTTGGCTGTTGACAAGAATCAGGAACTTTGCTACACTTAACAAGTAGTGAAAGGGGTAACACCGCATGGCAACAGTGAAAATCATTCAGGGTTCGTATCGCAACCAGGAAATCAAAAACCAAACGTTTACGCTGATTAATGGGTACGTGGAAACGCCGAATTCGAAGCATGTTACGGTCGAAGGAACAAAACTTTGTGGCCGTCCGACAGCTCGAATTCGCGTGAAGAGCCAGAAGGATTTTGTCATTGCCGGCACGGTTGAAACGGTTGATGATCAGATTTCTGTTGAAGAGGAATCCTCTGAGCCGGAAGTTGTTGAAACAGATGCAGCCGTACTTGCGCGTATCAGTGATAGGTTTCAGATTTTAACTGAACTGACCCAGGGTGCTCTCACTGGAGATATTCGCGCATTGTTTGTAACCGGCGCCCCGGGAGTTGGAAAGACTTTCGGTGTTGAAAAGACGCTGCAAGATGCGGGGTTGGTTGAAATTTTTTCCGATCTTCCTCCTCGGTATGAAGTTATTTCTGGTGCAATGTCTGCGGTCGGTATGTATATGAAGTTGTACGAATTCCGTGACGATAACAATGTTCTCGTCATTGACGATTGCGATTCGGTTTTTACCGACGAACTTTGCTTGAACCTGCTGAAAGCTGCATTGGATACGAGCAAGCGCCGCATGATTCACTGGAACGTGGATTCGGTTTCACTTCGGAAGGGTGATTGCCCTAACCAATTTGAGTTCAAGGGTTCTATTATCTTCATTTCGAACATTAACTTCAAGAAGGTTCGTTCTGAGCGTATGCGTAACCATCTCGAGGCCCTCATGAGCCGTTCGCATTTTCTTGATCTTACTGTTCATACGGATCGCGAAAAGTTGCTCAGAATTGAAGACCTGGTTACGAATCATAAGATGCTTTCCCAGTTCAAACTGTCCGATAAAATGAGCGCAAAGGTTATGAAGTTCGTGCGTGATAACGCTTCGAAATTTAACGAGCTTAGCCTGCGCACTGTCATTAAATTGGCCGGTCTCGCCAGGACGTTCGACGAGAATGACAAGTGGATGCGAGTTGCTGAACTTTCTATGATGGGAAACCAATTTTAAAATAGTGGGATTTAAATCCCACTATTTTAAAATTAAAGGAGATGCTTAAATGAAAAATGGTGTTTACGAGATTACCGATCCTATCAATGTTAAGAAGGTTTCGGATGAATTGGGCAACATTGTTACCGGTAAGGGTGGCGCTGAAATTAACATTAATGGAATTACCATTGCAGGTAATAGAGTTACCATTCGATGGGACAACCTATCTAGAGAGGTAAATATGGTTGTTTTGTCGTCTGCTAATTGAGACGTCTGTTCTTCTTGCGGTCAAAATATGAACGCCGAAAACCTATAATTAAATGGCAAACAAAACAGATAAGAATGCGAAAATTTAAGTTATTCTAGCTAGTTAAGTCGAATGCAAGATTAATGAGATGCGTGTTGCTGCTCTTTTTTGAAGAGTGGGAAACAATTTTAATCCATTAATTAAAGAAAGGATTGTATTATGGTAAAATATTTAATACTCGCCTACAAGGCTGATAATGAAGATTACTGTATGGGGTGTCACGTGGCCTCCTACTCGTCCGATTTTCAGTATTTAAATACCACCGACCGCGAGGAGGCTCTTCGTTTCCTTGTGGATAAAATTACTTACAAAGTCGAGGACCGCGAATATGGCTATGACTTTACCATTTTCATCGATGGCAAGACCTCGGAGTACAACAATCTTAATGGTGAAACTACAGATTATGACAATCTTATCACCAATTCCGAAGGTGAGTATGACTACGACGAAGAGCCCGGTCGAAAACTCATGGCTGATGCAAGAGCCACGATTAAGCGTAACGAATTCGACGCGTTGGCAAAGGCCGCGGCCGCCGCACGCCGAGCTCAAACCGAGGCGGAAGAAGCATATAAGATTGAAGAAGCACGTAAAGAGCGGGAGAGGGAAGCGCATGATCGGAAAGAATTCGAACGCCTAACAGCAAAATTTGGCGGTAAATAATGAAACGATTGATTGCTTTTTGGAAAGCGCTAACCGGTGGATACGATTGCCAGGTATGCGGGCGATCGGGGTGTAAGCCCGTTGACTATACCGATGGTTCAACTCATTGGAGTTGTTATAATGGATGCCGTTATTGGGAGTACGACGACGGCACCATCGAACGTATGCTAGACGGCCTGTAAAAACATTTTGGAATTGCCCAAGGTAGAAAGAAGGATTATGTTCTTCATTAATGGCAAATAATTTGGGAAAGTCGAATATAATGGCATCGAAGATTTCGCAGTATGCAAAAGAACAAGTAAAATACCACTATCCCACCGCCCGAGTGATGCGCTGTGGATCCTGGTGTAAAATAATAACACACCTCGGTAAACCATTGCAGCCAGCTTGGAGTTCAAATTCCAATCGTACTTGGAGGGAAACATGGATCTGCTTGCAGGAGCTACTATTGAAGAGATTATCTCAGTAGAAGCGAAGAATAAAATTCTTGCAATGTTTCCGAATGCCGTTACGAAAAAGGCATATCTCTTAGACAATGGATATCGAATTGTTGAATCCAATGCCAACTATCCTACTAGCACATTGCTTTCTGATAAATTTTCGCATTCAATAGATACTGCCTGGATAGATTCTTGGTATTATATTCAGGAAAAGATAGTAGAAAGATTGTCGATATGACCGAAGCAGAAAGAAAAATGCGAGAATTTAGACCCGGATGTTATTTAAAATACAATCCTTCCGGTAGATTTCAAATTCATCGATCCAATTTGTCTTGGTATGCCGGGTATACTGGATATAATGCACTTGGCATCGAATCAAAAACCAAGGACGGTGCCTGGGAAAACGCATTATCATTATATCAATTGGGTGAAGATCTATTGTTAATTCGGGTATTAAGCCAATGAATTACAAAGCAAAAGTTAGGGAAATTTATCCCAAGGCAAATTGGATATTCGAGATTAGAACTTCTAACGGCGAACAAAAAATTTTATTTAGGATTTTTTTAACTCCGACTCGATCTCTGTATCCGGCTGATAAAAACCTAGAACTTGCATGGAAAAATGCATATGAGCATTGCGAGCAAGAATTGTTAAAACGATTGGAGCAATAATGTCTTCTCCGAAACAACGGATGATTAAAGAAAAAGTCGTTAAAATTTACCCTGATGCCAAATTGCGTCGCAAGTATGGAATATATTATCGAGTTTTTCGCTCGCCTATGCTAGATTCTTGGATGGAGGAACCAGGCCTATTAACTTTTTGCACCCCAATTGATGGTTGGTTCAGATCATCCGACAAGGCGTGGGAGTATGCCTGGAAAGAAATACAAACAGATTTAATTGAGAGGTTTGCATATTGAAAAATATTTTTCTATCTTCAGATGCCCATTTTTCGCATCGTAACATTATTAAGTATTGCGATAGACCATTTTTTTATGTCGAAGAAATGAATGAGCGACTCATTCAGAACTGGAATGAGGTTGTTCGAAATGATGATGAAGTTTATTATTTAGGTGATTTTGGATTACACAGTCCTGAAGTGCTTATGCCATTTAGAAATCGATTAAATGGTAATTGGAAAATGTTTATCGGCGGCAATCATGATCGAAATTCATTATTGCAAAGTCCGGGACTAGCCGAGCAAGTAGTTAAATTCAGTGAGAAAAAAGTTGTTAATTTTGAACTAGACGGTATTCCTTTATGGTTAAGTCATTGCCCAGCAAATGTTCTACCTAACGATCCAATTAATCTTTACGGGCACACTCACGATCATGTTCCTATGCTAGCGGGTAACAACCGTAAAATTAACATTGGGGTTGACGCTTGGAATTTATATCCAGTAGCTTGGGAGCAAATTAAAGCCTTGCTATAATTTTAGGAGCCCTCTTCAATATTAAAATAGTTAGATGCATCCTGAATATAATACCGACTTAACGCAAAATAATTTCCATGAATAATAATTTCATTGCCGGAGGCTAACGCTTCCGGCAAATTGTCGTGTCTAAAACCCAAATTCTTAATGAAAGTTAATGCTTCTTCATGTGTTGGAATATTTCCGCGTTTTGAAAATGGATTTCTCGGGGCAATCCAATTATGTAATTCTTTTTGAACAAGTCGACTAATACCGATATCCGAAACATGCTGACTCCAAGTAAAAGAAAATCCATCCTCTGGAAAAATCAAATATGGATTTCCGAATAGGTAGACTTCTGTTATATTTGGTGTGCAGCTTCTTGAATTTGATCTTAACGCGGTAAATCCGTTTGTTTTAAGAATATGATCCAGCATCGCCTGCTCTTGTAATGATTGCCCTAGCGGCATTCTAGTATTAGGTGTCGCCGCATTAAAAAATGGTTTTCTTGTATCAATACCACGATATAAAAATGTATTAGCGGCTTTGACACCGGAAATAAATTCCTTACAGGAATCATTTATTCGGGTTAATGTATCATTTATACTGATTTCAAATTCGTCGGCTTTCATGTAATTATTTAGCTCGATTACGAGATAAGCCCGTATTGTTCTTAAGAGCCACGGATGTAGCGAGTTAGAATTAAGATATACCTTTTAAGCTCTTAATTGTTATATTTTTCATAAATGGCTAAATATATTTATGTTCAAGTCATTCAAATATCGATTAACTCCAACCAAAGAACAAGAGAAAACTCTTGTGGAATGGCAAGGGCAGTTGAGATTTGTTTGGAATAATTTTCTTAAGCAAAATATTGATAGATATCAATTGGAAAAGAGATTCATCTTGGAAACAGGAAGCCACTTCTCTTTAGAGAAGTGGTAGTTCACCGAATTACCTCATCGCATAAATATCTATATGACAACTTTTCCAGAACTTAATCCAGGCGAAACGACAAGTTTTCCGAGAGGACAGGCCCCCGAAATTCAAGCCAATCTTTTTTCAACGTATTCTAGGGTTGATAGAAACAGACTTATACAAGTGTGCAAATTTATCGAAGAACATTGCTCCGAATTTTTAGCATCGGCCAAAGCCGCCAATAGATTTTTATATCGAGGAATTAAAACTTATGATTCGCCTTCAAAAATTTTTTTAGGCAGCCCACGCAATGACCGACGTTCTAGAGATACCGATCCAGCGGTTCAGTTAATAGTCGATGAATATTTAACATTGCAAGGATTTAAAGCACTACGATCAAATAGTATTTTTTGCACTGGAGAAGAGCAGAATGCGTTGACATATGGCGATCCATATATTATTTTTCCTATTAATGGATTTGAGTATACCTAGAGCATCTTGATTGGGTTATTCAACCGCGCTTCTTATCCCCGAATTATAGTGCCCTGCGAAATATTTTTAACGACATCTATTATAGTACCCGAGACGATACACACAAGGCAACCCTTGCAAATATTGCTATAAAAAATGCTGTGGAAATATATGTTAAGCCTTTTACGTGGGGCGGTAGCGGAGATGGCTATTTTTATGATCTTGCCCAGTTAAGAAAGTTTATGCAAATTGCTGCAAAATTATCGGCAACTGTTGAAGAAGTTCGTCATTATTTTACACCCGAATTAAGAGCAAAAATTAATAGACTAATATCAAATTCACTTAATCCAAAAATTGCATCCCAACAATTTGTCAAACTGAATAAATTATTGAAAACTCGGCTAGATACCGCGATTAAATTAGATCACGAAGTTATGATTCACGGTTCGTACGTAGCAGTAGAGTCAAATAAATTTAATGAAGCATTGGGTCAATATTTTCTTAATATTAATTAGGGCCGCCTACCAGAAAGTTTTGGATATTTTCTACCTATTCCCGCAATAGCTTTTGTTTTAACACCCTTCATAATAGATTGCGCTTCTGGACTATTTGGAGACAGCAGGAAATTATTTAATTTTCTGCGGGCAATATCTAGATCTTGATCAATCATATTTTCATTATTCTGTACTAACGAAAAATATCGCCCAAATAATAATTCATATAATGCTATATTCTGTTTAACAGAAGAATATGCTTCCTGGAAATAATCAAGGTCTACTTTGCGTTTATCTGCACGATCTAGTGCCGTTTGATATCTTGATTCTATTCTCGCTCTTGCAATAGATTCGTCAACGTCTACAAATATCATGAATGTTTGATAATAACATTCTTTTAATTTTTTGTTCAATCGAATTATTACGTCTGCATTTCTTCCGGTAGTATTAATAATTAATCCTAAATAATCATTGGCCCATAGATTAAAACGTTTTTCGGTAGTTTTACCGGCTGTCTCATAATCTGATAATGTTTTTAAATGTAGTTTGGTTCGATCTATATCTAATTGTTTGAATCCTCGGGTCTCGAGACCAAATTCTTTTTCAATGGTAGTTTTTCCACTACCGGGCGACCCGACTAAAAATATAGCCTTAAAGTTAAAATTATCGTGGACGCCCTCATTTAAAATCGCTTCAGATATTTTCATATTAATATTTAGTCTAGTCTGTTATGCCAAAATATTTTCTAGCTGCCTCGCCATACAACGACCCACTAATAGCGATGTATTGGCCATTGATTATTATTTCGTTTCCAATTCTAAGAGCCATATCAAAATGCTTATTGCCGAAAAATTCCCATTTATCAACAAATTTTTTAGCTTCATCACGGGTGATAGCATCTATTCTTCTCGAATCATTAAAATCTTTTAGTTCCCAATATAGATTGGAATTACTTCCGATATCCTTAATTCTTGCACTCCAGGTAAAATTAAAACCTGTCAACGGAAAAATTAAATAAGTTGCTCCAAATGACATTTCCACTTTCGACGTGGTACAAATAGAATTTTTTCGTAGGGCGGGAAAGTTATTCAATTCAAATATATGATCCAAGAGTTGTTGTCCATATGGGCTAGCCCATATGGACAACCTACTTATGGGTGTAAGCCCGTGGAAAATAACAGGCCGGTTACTGATACCTCCAATACCCCGATATAAAAAGGTATTATTCTTCTGCATAATAGGTAGTACATCACAATGTGTTGTTATAAAATCGAGAACTTTTTCTAATTTTTCTGAGTTGTAATTTTTAATGCCACCGTAGTTATCGGCCCAGTCATCTACTGTACTGGTATTAATGTCACTCGGATTTATTATTTCGTATATTTTCATTGTACCTAGCCTGTTATCCCAAAATATTCTTTAACTGCATAGATATATGGATAATCTGATGATTTAATAGCAACATATTGCCCATTAATTGTAATTTCATTACCTACCCAAAGAGCTTGATCGAAATTATTATTTCGAAAGTCCCACTTTTTAATAAATTTATTTGCGGCATCCTGGTCTAATCGATTAATTCCTATATAGGAATTATATAATTTTTTCAGCTCATTATAAATTTCATTATTACCACCTACATCTTTTATAATTTTGCTCCAGGTAAAATTAAATCCATTCACCGGAAAAATATAATATATTTTTCCAAAATTTACATATTCATCGGGTTTGGTAGTTGCACATATTGAATTTCTTCTTAATGAAATAAATCCTGTTAGCTTAAATATTTTATCTAATATCCATTGTTGATCTTTTCCCATACCATACGGTTCCCGCGTAACCGGGGTCGCCCCCAGAAAAATAGTCGGCGAGGGCGCGTTAATTCCGCGATATAAAAATTTATTCTTTGATTGCATATCTTTTACGGCCTGACTACAATGTTTAGATATAAATTCGAAAACATGTTCCAATTTTTCTTGCTCGTAATTTTTAAAACCACCAAACCCGTTGGTCCAAACATCGAGGTTATCCTCGTCTTCAATTGGTTTCAATAATTCGAATATTTTCATTATATTCCTATACCAAATCGTTTTACTAGTTCGGTATGATACTTATCGGCCAATGCGATATATTGACCATGAATAGTAATTTCATTTTTACTGTGCAGAGCCATTGCAAAATTATTTTTTGAGAATTGCCAGTATTTAACAAATTTTTTTGGAGAACTAACTAGCTTTTCGCGTGCCAACGAACTTGCCAATTCGTTATTTGCTCCAATATCTTCAATTTTTGGACTCCATGTAAAATCAAAACCCTTAACGGGAAAAATATGATATAATTTACCGAATCCGTATAAATCTGTATTGCTGCCCGTGCAACAGATGCTATTTGAGCGTAATGAAGAAAATCCACACTGTTGTAATATTTTATCTAACAGCGGTTGATCATATTCCGCGCTGTATGATTCACGCGCTGTCGGCGTTATACCATGAAATACATTGGGTACGCCAACATCATACCCTATTCGACGATATAAAAATGTTTGCGTATCTTGCATGGCTGTAACAGCTTTTTTACAGTGCTTATCAATAAAATTCATTATTTCTCTAGTAGGAGAGTTGTATACTTTTTGCCCGCCATGCGTTTCATCCCATAAGTCATCCGGATTCTCTTTTTCAAAATCTTTAAATGGTTTCATTAATTTATTTAGTCGCATATTATATTTATTGACTTTTATTAGAAATATAATGTATAATAAAAACATGAAGAATTATACAAATATTATGCTCGATCTCGAGACCTGTGGAACTATTCCAAATGCGAAAGTATTATCAATTTCTGCGGTAGCATTTGATCCGTTTGATTATACAGCAGATTTATCAGATAATCCAACCTTAGATTTATTGCTGTCTTTAGACGATCAGGAGAATCGTTATGAAGATCCCGCAACTCTAGAGTGGTGGGCCAAGCAAGATCCATCGGTTATTGAAAAGATTTTCAGCGATACCGGACGGGTATCAGTTGAACATGCACTAGCCCAGTTAACCAAATTTGTATGGAATAAGGACCGACTTTGGGCACAAGGAATCGCAGTTGATTTTCCAATGCTTGATAATTTATATCGAGAACACAGCAAGAATATTCCTTGGCAGTATTGGCGTGTAACAGATAGCAGAACATTACGTGCATTGACGACTACACAAGAATATCCGGCTAGTCATGACTCGCTCGACGATTGCCGTCAGCAAATTAGAGCAGTCACAGAAGCATTGCATAAATTGGGTGTTGAAGAATTTTCCCGCAAGTAATTTGCTATATAAGACAAGTGAAGGAGCCAATTGGCTCCTTCCTTAGTCTGTGACTTTAATTCCGTTTGGCCCTAGATTTCCGCTAACGCCTATTTTTGATAACTCTAAGGTATTAGGATGATTGCCGAAATATCTGAACAATAGGTGCTCAATATCTTTATATTGTCCAATTTCTAATGCACTACTAAATTCTTCTAACATTAGATTATACCGATAAAAGACCAACGCTGTTCGATCAGCCGGCCAACTCCACAATCTCGACATAAACTGAAAATTTAACCCACCGGTAACCTGTGCTGGAAATTGGCTATTTCTTCGGGCGGCAAACATATATTTGTTCCTATGTTCAAACGTTTCCACTGAGAACCCGTCGGATAAAAAATACCTTCCACTCAATTTAAATACTCGATCAATATTTTCTAATAATTTCGGCCGGCTAACTACAAAATCTAAGGTCTTACCAGTTACAAGTAATTCTGTATACGATTTTACAACATCCCAATTATCGGTTGATTTATAAATTTGTTGAACCTGGATATCGGTATTATAATTAATAAGTCCTAATAGATACGGTTTAAGAATTGCAGATTCTTCTTCTGTAATACTGCTTTCCCCACTGCTTTCGGAAAGAATAATTTGCGCATCGGGAATTTTATCTTTCACACTTTTTAATGTATTAATAGTTTGCTCTAATCGTTGTTCGGCAGAATAGACACCATGCTTGGTATGCAATGCGCTACCGATTAAAAATAAAGTTTTGATCATATTACTCCAAATTGAAAAGATATGGATTAGCCTGCGCCAATCGATTTCTATAAAAAATATAATGTTCTAATAATTCATGGCGCCCACCGGAGATTGCCGCGGTTTTTATGTCGGACAACGAGCGCAGTTCATCTAAGATATGAGGCGGCAATTTTGTTTTATTTAGTAATTCATCCCGTGTATAACGGTAATGTTCTACCTTTATATTATGATTTGTATTAATAAAGACACTAAACAGCCGTTCTACGACAAAGGTAAAATAAGGGAGTGCGGCGTTAGGTCCATAATGAGCGGCGGTTTTAAACATCATATCGTAATCGGCTGAATCCGTTTTTACCATATCGATAAAAAACTTTAAAAAATCAATATACTGTTTCCAAAATATTTTATTTCCAACAAAATAATTACAAAGCGCGAATGTCTCTGAATCCATCCAAAGTTTATTTAAATCTACAGATATGTGCATCTTATTAAGATTTCGTTGAATCAAATCTTTTAGTCCGGGATGACAATTCTCGCCTTGAGTAATTACACTAGGAGATAGACTTTCATTAATCGGAGTTGGATTAATAAAATAGACATCGGCTCGATTCGGATCTATTTCGATAAAATCGATAAATTGCTGGCCAGTAATATTAGTCTTTGCTTCAAACTTTGGACTAACAAATCCCCATAGATCTAATCCGTGCTGTAATGCATATGTCTGTCCTGGTTCAAAAGATTGGTATTCACATAATTCGGGATGCAAATTTTCTAAATTATTATAGGGAACAAACGGCAATTTAACTTTTTCCAGTTGTTCCTTTAGATAACATATTTGATATACTTGTATTTTGCTCATGTAATATTATAGCACATTGAAATAAATACTTATATGAAAATTGCAGAATTATTATTTGAGGGTGGTAATGCCTTTGTTGGCGACTTAGCTGTAATTCGTATTGCTAGAGCCCAAGTAAAACCTACGGTCGCTTTTCTAGAGGGTATTACCGGTCTCTCGCTTTTGAATAACATGCTCGGATCAACGGGTATTAAAGAAACGAGTGGAGATATCGATCTAGCAGTTGATAGGTCGGAAATAACTAAAGATGAATTATTAGTTACTATCAGACAATGGACAGATGCTCATAATATGACGGCCGTTATGCCTGCAAAAAAATTAGGCAGTAGTGTAACGATGCGTTGCCCGATCTCTGGCAACCCGAAAAATGGTTTCGTTCAGGTAGATTTAATGTTTGTATCCGACATTGAATTTGCGAGATGGGCAATTCGTGCGAATCCTGATAGTAAATATAAAAATCTAGTAAAGAATAAGCTATTATATAATCTTGCAAAGTCGATGAATTTACGATATCAAGAGCAGGAAGGATTAACTACTCTTGACACAAAGAAACTTCTTAAAAATGGCAATAATCCAGATTTCATTGCGAAAAAATTATTGAATGCTAAAGCAACGAGAAAAGATATTGAGTCAGTTGAAAGTATAATGGCTGCATTGAAAAATGATCCTAAAAAAGAGGAAAAACTTCGATTTGCTTATCCTGCGGTATTGGCAGAAGTCGGAGTTGATTTGAGATCGATATGAAAATATGCGAAATTGAGAACTCAACTCCTCTGGAACGATTGGAGATGG